ATATATATCAATCATTATTACCTTTAAAAATGGTGTATCTACTAGGATTCGAACCTAGACTACCCGATAATCTGTCGGTGCGGACTTATAAGGACCGTGTGCTAACCGTTACACTATAGATACATAAAAAGTTGAGCCTTTTGTAGTCGTGCTCAGGACTAGGGACAGTAGGTTCAACCCATCATCCTCCACCACTTGCATTTGATAGATACAAGAAACTAGGGAGTGTAGTATTTTCGTACTACACGCCGCCCGCCGCCTTATTTTGATAGAATAAGGAAACTACCCCCCATTAGGAGGACCACCTAGTTTAACTAAAAAACTAGGAAAACTGAATAACAAAGAGCCTTTTAATGTCATGCTCAGGACGCATTTATCAATCACTAAATATATTATTTATATCAGATTAGATCATGACAAGCTCCTTGGTTAAGTTAATCTTATCTAAAACTTACAAGATTCTCTAAAATCTAAATCTAAAATCTAAAATCTAAATTTAAAACTTAGACCATGTTTGGCCCCCTCCTTCAGGGCTTCGTTTAAGAACTAACCGTTTAACAAGACTGACTTTATCATAAGTCAGGAGAAAGTCAAGAACTTTTTAGAGAATGTCTTTCGATTTTCTAAGAGCACTATATGTAGCCAAAGCGTCTTTATGAATTCCACGACCTTGACGTAAACGACCACTATATAAAATTGCAAATTTACGACCTCTTTCATATGACGCCTGATCATTCAGGTTGACTATACCATCATAGTCATATGGTAAACCGGCACGAAATTCATTAAATCCCTTCTGAAAGGACTCACGCATCATCACATTTTTAAAAGTCGTCTTTACTCTCATATGATTATGCATGACAATCTCCGTGTTTATGATTCATCCTACTATATCGATTTGAAATGTCAATAAATAAAATGAACAACAAGGATAATTATGGCAACATACAATTTTCAAAAAGTAGCAAAAAATCTACCATTCGACAAGAAAAAGGCAGGACCAGAGCAATCTAGGGAATGGTTCCGAAACCTTGCCTACAACATCAAGAAAACCAGTGTACCACAATTTCAGAGAAGTGCAACACCTTTCCAGAATATTGAGAATCTTTCTCCTAATTCAATCGGAAAGATGTATTGCTTTACCTACGATCCTAAGTGGAAAGAAAAACTTCCATACTACGACGTTTTTCCTTTGATTTTCCCTATCGATTTCAAGTCAGATAGAATGCTAGGAATCAATCTTCATTACCTTGCACCGGGCCTTAGAGCACGTTTAATGGATGCTCTGTACACTACCATCAATAACGACAAATATAACAAGACAACCAAATTAAAAATCAATTATGACATTTTGAAGGCCGCATCACAATTCAAATATTTTAAACCTTGCATCAAGACTTATCTTTTTGATCATGTACAGTCTCCGTTCATGTACATTCAACCTGAAGCATGGGATTATACCTTATTCTTACCACTTGAAAGATTCAAAAAGAAAGATAAGAATTTTGTGTGGCTACAAAGCAGTTTAATGGTGTAATATGAACATTAACGATTTTCAGCAAAGTGCAAACACATATGGTTTTGCTTCACCTAACAAGTTTGAAGTCGATATTTCATTACCTAACATTCTAAACAATGTCAACGGAAATTTCATTCTAAATCAGTTTGCCGGTACTCAGAACTTGACTAATGGTTCACAAAATCCTATTATTAATCAATTCTCTACAGGAAGTAATTTTTTTAGAGTCCGTGCAGATAGTGTTATTTTGCCGGGGGTGGCATTTTTAACAAACGATACTAACAAGCTCGGCGTCGGACCTAGAATCAAACAGCCTTATAATGCCGTCACTTCAGATTGTCACGTTCAATTTTTAAACGATGCTGAAGGATTATTAGAGTCTTTCTTTAGTATATGGACAAACTTCTGTTTTAATTATTCAGAAGATAATGTTAGCCAAACAGCTTCATATTATACAAATTATCGTCAAGACATAACAACCACAATAAAAATATATAAATATGACGATGCTGGTAACGTAATTAACGTATACACACTTATCGGAGCATTACCTACAATGGTAACACCAATAAGATTAGGATGGGATCAACTTAATTCAAAAATAAAGATTTTGGTTAATTTCAGTTATCAAAATTTCGCAATAAGTGCTACTTAAGGAATAATAATGATACCGAAAATACTACTGGCTACGGCTTATATAGAACAACCGTCTACGAAGAAAAATCTAAAATTTCGTCCGTTTCTTGTAAAAGAAGAAAAAGTTCTTCTAATGGCAAAAGAAAGCGGAGTATTTCAGGATATTATGATAGTCATCAAAGACATCGTGCAGGCTTGTTGTCTAGAATCTAACTTTAATGTAAACGATATTACTTTATTTGATCTAGAATATTTCTTCATAAAGTTACGTGCTATCTCAATAAGCAACATTGAAAGATTTTCATCTGTAGACAATGATGATAACATCACTTATAATCATATTATAAATTTTAACGAAGTAGAAGTAGACTTTCCAGAGAAAGTTTCTAACAAAATAGAAGTAACTAAAGATTTAACATTAGTATTAAAATATCCTACAGTTAGTATTTTTGATGAAAAAGATTTAGAAACTATCTTCAAAAAAGAAGGTATACATTATCTTATCTTACATTGCATTGATAAGGTATTCGAACATGATAGTCTTATCAGACTTACACAAGAAGAAAAGGCAGAATTTTTAGGAAATCTAGACGTAAAAACCTATAATAAATTAAAAGATTTTCTTCAGTCTACTCCGAAAATAGATCACAAAGTATATTGGACCAATTCTTTAGGTATTAAAAAATTCTGGCAATTTAGTTCAATAAAAGATTTTTTTTTATTTCTATGATTCATAAAAAACTTTATGATTACCATAAAGAAATAAACATTCTCATACGTTATCATTCTTTTAGTATAGAAGATATAGAAAATCTCATTCCATTCGAACGAGATTTACAAGTCGGAATTATTATTCGCGATTTGGCAGAAAAAAAAGAAAAAGCAGAAAGAGAACAAGCCGGAAGATTTTAAAATCTTCCGGTATTGTCATCGGCGTGAATGCTGGCGTGAATTGCGTTACCACGATTTTCGGTAACTGTGCTCACCTTTTCAAGCACGGCATTCTTATTGGTACGATGCAAAATCGTATGTTCGATTTCTGCATTCACATAAGTTTTATGTTCAGACAGAACTTTTCCGTTTGATGTGTCTACGATTCTATACAGATACTTGCTCATGATTTATCTCCTTATAAATCTAATATAACACTTTCATTTCAGATGTCAAGGTCTAAATCTCCATATTGATTTATTCCTAATCCAACAAAAGTTGTATCATTGAACGTGGTCTTATACTGAATATGCCAATGACCATGAATCCACAATTTAGGCTTGTGAATTTTAAACATTTCGTCGAGCATCTGATTTGTCATATTTTTGCCGACTCGTTCTTCTGAAAGCCTAAAATTATTCATACTGGCACTTCTAGGCATGTCGTGCGTCACCATAATCGTAGGCTTGATATATTCATAACCATTGATAAGTGCTACAGCCTTTTCATATGAAACTTCTTCATCAGGCCACCAATCCTTATAAGGTTGACGATAGCCACGATCAATAGACCATGCACCACCAATAAACATCATACTGCCGCCTTCAAAACGGTCTAAATGACCATCTACAATGAAATTATCATATAACATGCATTCATCTAGGCAATCGTGATTGCCGCGAATAAATCTATGATTTTTATTAACTTTAGAAATGTCTGGATTGTTTCCAAAGCCAATACCATAATCTCCGACCTGAATACTTTTTGCACCCGGATACGTTTCTTCTAAGTCTTTGATAATTTTATCATAAGACTCAAAATCACCATGAATGTCACCTATAAATCTAATCATTTTTAAATCCTTAAACTGAACCTGAGGCTCGACCATTAGGAGCCTGTGTCACAAACAATTCTTTTAATCTTTCATCAGGAGGGGCCACATTACGACCTCTCATATTCTTTAGCATATTATCATGATGAGATTTATTGTCAAGCATATTATTTTGAACTGCTTGAACAGGACTACTAATTTGTGTTGGTGCAGGAGGCTTAGACGTATTATAAGAATCTTCCTTGGATTTCTGTACAAGATTATTAACAAGAGGATTATCTTGTTTAACAGTCATGTCAGGATCAAAATAAGACTTTTCAGGATTCATAATATTACTTAAATTAGAATTAGTTACACTAGATTCTTTAACATTACTAATAGTATCATTAGATAATGTAGAAGTCTTAGACGTATTATAAGAATCTTCTTCACTAGATTTTTTAACAATACTATCCAAATTTTGACTATTACGACCTTTCATTTGTTCGGTTCTATGTAACTCAGCAATTTTAATTTCATTTTGTCTTGCCTGCTCTGGATTATTATCTTTACCTAATAAATGTGAACCACCTTTACCATCATTAACACCAGCTAACTGATAAGAAGCTAAATCCCATTCTCCACCTTTACCAGTATACGGAATATATTTTTGATTCTTTTCAGGATTATTAGGATCAAAACCATTTCCATTCCACTGATTAGCTACCCATGCACCTTTTACACTTCCTTTATCGTCAGTATCCATCTTAAGAAGATTTACACCATGATCACGACCAATACCACCGACACCACCAGTACCAGCAGCATAACGACCATCAGGAGTTGTTGTAATTAAAGGTGTTCCAATAGCGGTATCTTTACTAGGAGCGCCTTTACCTACCCAATTTGAAGCATAGGCGTCTGCACCTTGCTTAGGATCACCTAATTTAACACCTACAGATGCAGCAGTAAGAGAAACACATTCATCATTAGTAATCAAACCTTGACGCTTTGCTTCACTTAAATGTTCAATTACATCTTGTGGTGTCTTAGGACGATCTACCTTAGATTCTGAAATAGAATCAGAATTTGCTACATTAGGTAAATCACTAATTTTATCAGCTACATAGCTACTACCTTTACCACTAAAAGAGTTTGGATTAGCAACAGCACTCAATCTACCTTGACCAGCATTACTGTCACCAATTATCATAGCACCCGGATATTTGTCTCTGATTTCTTTTCCAGCTTCAGAAGTCATATGATAATTATCTTCACCTTTACCCCATCCTGAAGGATATTCAGTTTTAACACCAGCTTCGGTAGCAGCCTTTAAGGCTCCATCATAAGCATTACTTGTAGGAGACTTCTGACCACTAGCAGTCATATCTTTACGAGGAAGAACAAGAACGGGATCGTAACCCTTTGCTTTTAATTCATCAATAGATTTCTTAACACCTTCATATGATTTTTTAGGATCATCCCAATCATTAGTTCCAGCAGCTAATAATACAGGCTTTCTGCCAGAAATTGCTTCCTGTGTCGTATCAGATTTTTTACCTATACTACCAGCCAAAGCTTCTTTACGACTTGCGATAACTGCTTGTTTACCTTGTGCTAATTCTTCTGGTGTGATATCTTTATCATCTACAGGTCTAACAATTTTATCCGTTGGTGCAGCAGTATTAAATACGCTTCCTCCAACAACTTGTCCACCACTAGCAAGCATGTTGTCACGATAACCAATATTGGTTCCCGGTCCATAAGCCTTTGAACTATTAGCAGTAAAGTTCTTTTGATCATGAGAAATATTATCAAGATAATCAGAAGCATTTTCTTCTACTTGACTTAATCTCTTAGGATTAGGATTAGTAAAATTACTACTTGATCTATGACCGTCAGCACTTGTTCCTGTGACAGATTGAAACTGATTAGGAGCATGAAGTGCATCAATAACACCACCTTCTTTTGATCCTCTTGCTCTATTAAGAATAGAAGCCATAACCATAGCATCTTCTTTAGGATTTCCTCCTGATTCGGCTACTGTAGCGGCTTTTAACTGATGATATTCATCATCAGACATTTTTCTTCCAAGATATTTCTCTGCGACTTCTCTACTATTTCCTTTTTGAGGAATTTCTTTCTTGGCTTCTTCGTCGGTAATTTTCTTTGTACTGTAAGAAAAGTGACCTCCTATTTCAGTCTTTTCAATTCCACCAGCAGCCAATTGTTCTGGACTTAAACTTTCCAATGCTTTTGCTTTAGGATCGTCAGCAGACAAAGAGCCACTCTGGACAGCATTAAAGGCTTCTTCCTGATCCTTGGTCAATGTGGGTTTAGGAGCTTCCTGATGACCGCCTGAATGGCTTTGTGAGCCTCCACCGCCTGCATAATGTGAAGAAGGACCAGTAGAAGGAATTATAGGATTGTTAATCTTTCCTACAGGATCGGTAAAGAGAACGTCGCCTGTCTGTCCATGTTCGTATCCTTTCATCTTTGAATCGCGAATAAGAGAACCATCAGCACTTCGACCGTGTTCAGATTTTCCTTGTTCAATTAGATTGGAAAGGTCAATTTTACTTAAAATACCATTAATTTCTTCCATTTTAGTTTTTTGTTCTTCTAAAATAGAGGTCTTTTGATCTTCTAATTGCTTCTGAATCTTCAAAGATTCTAAAATCTCTGTTCGGGTAGATTCTTCTGTCTTCTTTGTTTCATCAACAGAAGATTCAGTATGAGTTATATTATAAAGTTTACTATTAATATTAGACTCTAAATGAGTATCCATGGCCGTTAAAGAAGCTATTGTTTCTTTAGTAGCAGTAATCTTTTTATCAATTTCTTCAATTACACTTTTGTTGAGGTCTTCAATCTTACCCTTTTGTCTTTCAATAGGATTAGATGAATTATTTTTATCTTTAGGATCAGAAGGAGTAAGTGTAGCATGAGAAGGATTTAATGGGTCTATATTAGCATCTGAAATTTCATCGTCGAGACGAGCATTCTTATTGCTTACTTCATCAGCTTTTTTCAATTCGTCTTCAGTATATACTTTTTTAAATATATCTTTTACTTTAGATTCTTTTTCTTTATCTTCTTTATTTTTTTCATCAGCTTTTGTTCCTATATAATAGGCTGTTGCACCTACACCAGCAACAGCCAGAGCACCTACAACTTCAGGTGAAGTAATGGCACCGACGAGTAATGGCACCATCTTTTTGAACATGGCACCAATACCAACACCTTCAGCAACATCTAATAATTCATCTGCACCGCCACTAGAAGGTGAATTACCCTTTCCACCAGAAGAATCACCGTCTGAATTTCCGGCTAATTTTAAATTTTGTTCTAAACCAGAGAATTTTTTGACAAGATCATGAGTATCTATCTGCATAGCAACAAGTATTTCATTACTCTTAGAAAGAGTAGTATGAATATTTCCTAATTCATCCAGAATTCCAGATTCTAGATGACTGCCTACAGTATTTAAAGAATTAGTATTATTCGAAATCGAATCATTAATAGCATCACTTTTCTTTAAATAATCAAGTTTTTCATCATCATCCTTGTCTTCAGATGACTTATCGAAGAGAGCGCCTTTGAACATAGGAAATGAGTCGTCCCATGTTTTTTGAGCGACTCCCTTAGACCATTCTGAAAATGATGAACCCATACGACTAGCTAGACTAGATGCCATTTTTATTCCTTTAAATAAATATCTCAAATATTTATAAGGAATAAAATATGCAAATATTAAACAATAGCAAAATTAAGAATGATCCGTTTTATAAGGAGTGGCGTCTAGTCGGAGCTTACGTATTTTTCATAATCTGTTTATATGACTTTGTTTTTGCACCTATTTCATTAGTTTTGTATTCAATATATACAAAAACAGCCTACGTAGCTTGGGTTCCGTTGACAACTCAAGGTGGCGGATTATTCTATCTTGCATATGGTGGTATTCTAGGTATTTCTGCATGGGGTAAATTCTCTGAAAATCGAGATATGCTGAAATTTACAGCAGACAATAATGATGATACAAACAATCCACCGAATGGAGACGAAAAAAAAGGGACTTAAAAGTCCCTTTTTTATTCCATTAATTTGCGGAAGTATTCTTCGTCAACTTCCTGTCCTGTAGCCTTTTTAGAAGGTTCATTGGCGGCCTTCTGTTCCTTTGGTGGGGAACGACCCTGAGTTTCACTCTTGGTGTCTCCTTGGTCTTCTAATGGCTTTCCTGTCTTGGTATCAATTCCAAGAACGAAATCCAAACGCTTCTTCAGAGCATCATAGTCTTTAAAGTTTGAAGGATCGATGTACTGCTTCAAGGACCATTTTGGATTTGACTGAATTTCATTGTAAATCTGTTCCATTGTCTTTTCGTCGGCAAGTGGACCACGTTCTTTCCAAGAGGTATTTGAATAGTTACGCTGAAGTTTATTACCCTTCTTTTCAGAGAAGATAACAATCTTCAAACTTGCACCATTGAATAAATCAAACGGATTTAGCTTTTCAATCTGTTCTAGACTACCTTCGATAACTGGTGGATTAAGAGCACGATTGATATAGTCAAAAATGACCTTACCAAACTTAAACTTTTTGATCTGACCATTATTTTCAGGATTGGCTGAGTCAGAAATAACATAGACATTTGCACGGAAATTTAAATTTCTCTTTTGTGCAGAAGCTTGCTGACGGTTTGGATGATTTTCATCCTTTGTAGAATCCCAAAGTTTCTTGTTGAATTCTCCAACAGGATCAGTAGTATCGATGCCGGGTGTAGTACGTGAGTTTTCGATATACCAGCGACCATTAGCCTGATTTTCAAATGAATGTGAAAACCACTTCACAAATGGAAGTCTTTCAGACTCGATTGGAGGAAGGAAGCGAATAACTGCAATTCCATTTCCAGACTTGTCTACACCGGGATACCAATCGTCAGGATCGGCTTCATATGTTTTTTGGGGGGCATTCTGCTTTTCTAATTCGGCAGAAACTTCTGCTAGAAA